ATCCTTCCTATGCTTAAACAGCTTAAGGAAACTAATCATGGCTATCCTGCAGATTTAACTGAAGCTAAGTGGAATGACATTATGGATAAAATGATCTGGGCGTTCGAACAAAAGTGTAAAGATGATTGGCAAGGTGACTATTACGAGTACAAATCTATTAGTAAAGAAGAAGCAACAGATGACACTGAAAGTCTATTTGGATTGAAACTTGTGTGGGAAGACCGTGAAGGACAACAAGCACATCAACTACGAATGACTAATGGATTTAAACTGTTTGGAAAATATTATGAAAATCTTTGGGATTAAATAGAGATGTATGATATACATTTATATATCATCGTCATGTAATGATATACATTTATATATCAAATAAATGTGTACATATCAAATAAACGTGTACATATCTAACAATATGTGTTATAATAGTCTTATCTTTTTATATAATGGAGTAATCGTGAATGTCTAATGAATTCTTATGGGTGGAAAAGTATCGCCCACAAACCATCTCTGATTGTATACTACCGAAATCTATCGATAGTGTATTCAGTGAAATCTTATCTACAGGTCAGTTGCCGAACATGTTGTTCAGTGGTACAGCTGGTGTAGGTAAAACAACTGTTGCCAAAGCACTCTGCAATGAACTTGAACTTGATTACATCATAATCAACGGATCTGAAGAAGGTAACATAGACACACTACGTGGCAAGATCAAACAGTTTGCTTCTAGTGTGTCACTGCAAGGCGGTTATAAGGTAGTAATTCTGGATGAGGCTGATTACCTTAATCCTCAATCAACCCAACCCGCTTTACGTGGCTTCATAGAAGAGTTCTCAAACAACTGTCGTTTCATAATGACATGCAACTTTAAGAACCGTATCATTGAGCCACTCCACTCACGTTGTTCTGTCTATGAGTTCGCTATCCCAAACAAAGAAAAGCCTGCAATTGCTGGTGCTTTCTTTAAGCGTACTATAGATATTCTTAATAAGGAAAACGTCACGTTTGATAAGCAAGTTCTAGCACAACTTGTTCAACGTTACTTTCCTGATTGGCGTCGTGTCTTAAATGAATTACAAAGGTATTCTGTTAGTGGTACTATTGATGCTGGTGTTCTAGTTAATCTAGGTGACAACAACGTTAAATCCTTAATGGATAAACTTAAAGGTAAAGACTTTAAAGGTATGCGTCAATGGGTTGTTAATAACATTGATACCGAACCGCATACTATCTTTCGTGCAGTATACGATAAAATGTCAGACCACCTGCAACCACATTCTATTCCACAAGTTATAATCATTCTTGCTGATTACCAGTATAAGAATGCATTTGTAGCTGATCATGAAATGAATATGGTAGCATGCCTGACAGAGATAATGGCTGGTGCGGAATGGCTTTAAGCTATTGGTTTACTGGCTTCACAGCCTCGTCTTTTGATTTGCTTCATGCTGGTCACATACTTATGCTTAAAGAAGCCTCTAAGCAATGTGACTACTTGATAGTTGGATTACATATTGATCCGAGTGTTGAGCGTCCTGAAAAGAATAAGCCAATTCAGAGCTTAGAAGAACGCATAATTCAACTTGAAGGTTGTAAATACGTAGACGAGATTCATACGTATACAACTGAAGCTGAACTAGAATCACTCCTTAATACTCTACCGATTGAAATTCGTATTATAGGCGAAGAGTATAAAGGTAAGGCTTTCACTGGCAGTCGTAATTGGTGGCATGAAACCTACTACAATAGCCGTGACCATGAATACTCCACTACGGAATTGCGCCAAAGGATTAATAATGAACCCGTTTGAATATATAAATGCAATCAACAACACTAAAAAGAATGTGATGGTTGACGATCTAACTGAAAAGGGTTATAACTCCTTTATGGTTAACCGTTCGCTTTCTTACTTTCAAGACACAGTTCTTCTTGCAAATGAGATGAATAGGTACCACCACCTTGACTCAAAACTCCAGTTTTCTTTTTTGATAAATAGTGTTAGGAAAAAGAAACGTTTCGCCAAATGGGCTAAACCAACTAATCCTGATAACTTAGAAGTTGTTAAAGAATATTATGGCTATAGCAATGAAAAAGCACGCCAAGTTTTGACAATATTATCTGATCAACAAATTGAAGAATTAAAATTGAAGGTGTACAAAGGTGGAAGAAAGTAAACCCATAGAATGGACTCCAGCATTAATGCTAGAAGTTATTCTAAACGAACCAGACGATTTTCTAAAAGTACGGGAAACTCTAACACGGATCGGCGTGGCTTCACGTCATGATAACAAGCTGTTTCAGTCTTGTCATATCCTACATAAGCAAGGACGCTACTTCATAGTCCACTTTAAAGAGCTCTTCTTATTAGATGGGAAACCTTCTAATCTATTAGAAAACGATATTCATAGGCGCAATACGATTGCTACTCTATTAAGTGATTGGGGATTAGTTCAATTCTCTCTAGAGGAAGCTCTCACACGTGCACCGCTGAGACAAATTAAAGTAGTCTCATACAAAGAAAAATCTAAATGGGAATTGTGTCCGAAATATAATATCGGTAACAAATAGATCTTGTTGCTTATACCAAAAAGTTATAAGCTTAGATCAAACCATTCTAAAATAACAGTGTACAATCTCATCGATCTTTGATATAATAGTTATATAAATTGATGAGGTTAACACATGAAAAACAGTATAGTTATTAAGCAAATCGCTGAAGAGATCAAGGAAACTGTTCGTCCTTTAATGGAAAAATGGGTAACTGATCGTGTTAACTATCTTACTAACACAAGAACGTGGATGCATTCTGATGAAACTAAGCTAGCTATCGATGAACGCTACGAAGATCGTAAGCTCATCGCAGGCAAATACTATATGCGTGGTGACGCTAGGCGCAGTCTTTATAATGAAATGGGTATCAACCAAGGTGATCAACAACTGATTGCTTATTATAGTGTTGATGATTGGTTAATCAAAGCTCAAAAAGAAGCTCTTCAAAAGCTTATGAAGATTGAAGTTGCTGTAGCAAAGAAGATCGACTTCGAAGTTAATAGCGTTGAAAAGCTATTTTGCAGAAACGGTCTAGACGGTTATATGGAAGGAGCTTGGAAATTAGATAATGGAAAAGTCTTCTCCTTTGAAACCTTTTATGCTGGTGGTCATAACATTCAATGCCTACATGTTCGCACTAAATACAAATTGAAATAAGGAATATATAATGAAAGAAAAAGTAATACTAACAGACTGTGACGGTGTTCTCGTTGATTGGGTTCACGGTTTTAAGAAGTGGATGAAATCAAAAGGCCACAAGCCAGTTGTTTCAGACACTTATGATATGGAAATCATGTTCGATATGACTCGAGCAGAAACTAAAAAGTTAGTAAAAAGCTTTAACGAAAGCGCAGAGATGCGTTACTTATCACCACTGCGTGATGCCATTAAATACGTACGTAAGTTGCACGAAGAACATGGTTATGTCTTCCGTTGCATTACAAGTATGAGCCTCAACCAAGCAGCCTACCGTTTACGGAAGCAAAACCTTGATCAGTTGTTCGGCCCTACTATCTTTGAAGAGCTGGTGTGTTTAGACACTGGTGCAGACAAAGACGAAGCCCTAGAACAATATCGCGGTAGTGATATGTATTGGGTAGAAGATAAGCCACAGAATGCAGACCTTGGTGTTGCTCTTGGTTTAGACAGTCTCTTGATCTCTCACTCTTTCAACGCCGACTATACTGGTGATGCAAAGCGTGTACAGAACTGGAAAGAAATTTACAATATAATTACAGGATAAATTAAGCATGAAACTACAAAACGAAATTAAAATCGTTCGTCTTGTCACAGGTGAAGAACTCTTATGTACAGTAACTTCTGACACAATTACAGCAAAATACAATTTAACTGATGTTGCTATATTAATACCAACTGAAGCTAACTCTCTTGGCCTTGCACCATTCATGGGTTATTCTACTGCCTATCAAAATGAAGATGGCATGGATGTAAAAGAACAGTCTATTATGTTTATTGTTGATCCTGTTGACTCACTTAGGAAGCAATATCAAACGATGTTCTCTAAGATTCTTGCTCCAGCATCAAAGATCATTCTTTAATAAATAGATGTATAAACACAAATCAAGGGTACATACGGATGAAAGCTTTTCAGGAATTTCTAGACGAGGGTGTCAATGATCCTGCAATATTTAAAGCTATATTTTTAGCTGGTGGACCAGGCTCTGGAAAGTCTTTCGTTGTAGGTAAGACTGCTTTACAACCTCTTGGGTTTAAGCTTATCAACTCAGACATAGCGTTTGAGAAAGCGTTAGCTAAAGCTGGTCTTGAAGCAACACCTGATAATATCATGTCGCCTACCGGGCAAATCGCAAGGGCAAGTGCAAAAGCTATTACAGGTAAACAAATGTATAGAGCCCTTGAAGGTAGAAACGGTATTGTTATAGATGGTACTGGCAAAGACTATAATAAGATTGCTGGCCAAGTCAATGACTTAAGAAACATAGGATACGCTGTAGCTATGATCTTTGTCAACGCAGATCTAGATACTGCATTAGAACGCAACAAATTAAGAAAGCGTTCTTTAGCAGATAAAGATGTTGAGAAGATGTGGCAAGGTGTGCAAAACAATATCGGTAAATTTCAAAACCTATTTAGAGAAAGAATGGTTATAGTAGATAACTCTAATGGTTCTAACATCGAAGGAGCAACACTGCGTGCTTACACCTGGATGATGAAATGGTCTAAAAAGAAGCCTGAAAATAGAATCGCAATTAAGTGGATTAAAGATCAATCGGCCTCTAAATAATATATAAATAACATCGGAATGCAAGGCTAGCTTGGTTCCTATAAATACTATCTTGCTTGAAAAAGGAGAATACAATGACAGGCATTAGAAGAATTAACCCTTCGCAAAACTTATATCCATCATCAGCGTTTATTGGGTTCGATCATCTTTTTAAAGAATTGGAACATGTTACTAAGCATGCCCATGATCACTACCCACCACATAATATCATTATCACTGGACCAGACGACTATCTAATCGAATTAGCGGTTGCAGGATTCAGTAAAGAAGGTATTGATATTGAACTTGATGAAAGGACTCTCACTATTACAGGAGAGCATGTAAAGAAAGGTCGTGAATACGTTCATCGTGGTATTTCTACGAAGAAGTTCAAACGCACTTTTCGGCTGTCGGAACACGTGCATGTGCACGGAGCAGACATCGTTGATGGTATCCTTGCAATTGCATTGAAGGTTATTATCCCTGAAGATCAGCGTCCTCGTAAAATTAACATTGGAACTAACGAGGAATCCAAAAATGTCCCAAACAGTCAACTACTCAACGAAAATATTTAGCTTTACTATTGTACCTTTTCTTAGTGTTATTAAGAAATTCTTAAAGAAACGCCATGATTCATTAATACTCTCACGCCAACTATCGGCTAATGCAGTTATTGCTGAATACATGCTTAAAGAATATCCGTATCACACTTATAGTTCGTTACTATTCGAAATGAATATTACCGCCTATAATGAATTCTATCAGAAGAGAGGGCAATAAGAATGTTTAAAAATCTTAAAGTTTGGTGGTCTAATAAAGTTAAGATCTGGCAAATGTCTCCTGAAGAAGCTTACTTGAGCAGGTCAGTATCTCTAGCCGATCTCGAACGTAGACAAAAACTGTTGCTACGTTCAGAAGAAATGCGTTACAAGTCTTTGAACCATTTCTATTGTAAAGATCATTAAGTTGAATGCTAACTCGAGAGGCTGCAAAGCCTCTCACTTTTAATTATGGAGCATATATGCTATACGCAACAAAACTCACCTCTGGTGAAACTATTCTTAGTCAGGTCTCTGACGTCACTAACTTCAAACTACTGTTGATACAACCGTTATCTGCAGAAATCGTTGATGGCCAATTGGTAACAATGCCCTGGCCAGAATTCTTAAAACAACCAATTATGGATATATCAGTTCATACTGATAACGTAATATTCTATGGTCCAGCTGATCCGGAAGTCGTAGATCAATACGAACGTGTCGTTGCTTTGGTTTATCAGAAATCAGATGAAGCTGAAATAGATGAAGAAATAGGTGTACATTTCCAATAAACTGTGTTATAATATACATATCAATTTGGAGAAAAGCTTATGGAATTCTACACAAACGTAGCACGATACGGCAACAGTTTACTATATCGTGGATATAAGAAAGGTCACAGACATGAAACTCGTGTTAAATTCAGTCCTACCTTATATCAACTAGATCACAATGGCACTGACTATTCCTTAGATGGTGAACACGTCAGTCCTATTAACTTTGCTAAAATGGCAGACGTTAAACTTCACGAACAGACTTATGGTACTATCGGCTCTAAAGAGTTGTATGGCAATAAGAACTATGTCGTGCAATACCTACAAGAAAAGTTTCCAGGTAAGATTGAATTTGATAGAGATGCGGTTAACGTAACATCTATTGATATTGAAACTGCTTCAGACGATGGCTTTCCAGAACCTGAACTCGCAGAGAAAGAAGTCACTGCTATCTGTATGAAAAACAACAAAGATGACATCTATTATGTTTGGGCATCGCACCCTTATGATGTATCTAAATCTATTATGCAATCGCATATAGTCCAATATGAACACTGCAAAGACGAAGCTGAACTCTTAACAAAGTTCCTTAGCCATTGGTCTTCTCCTATCCATTGCCCTGATGTTGTTACTGGTTGGAACGTACGTTTCTTTGATATAACATATCTCGTCAATCGTCTTGCAAGACTCTTTGGAATTGATACTGCTAAGCGCATGTCTCCATGGGGTTTGATTAACGAGCGTAGGGTAACTACAATGGGTCGTGATCAACAGTCATACGAATTGACTGGCATTGCTCAGCTAGATTACATGGAACTATTCAAAAAGTTTGGTCACTCTTATGGTCCTCAAGAATCATATAAGCTCGATCATATTGCTCATGTGGTACTCGGTGAAAGAAAGCTTTCTTACGATGAATACACTGACTTGCATTCATTGTATAAGAATGACTTCCAAAAGTTTATTGATTACAACATCAAAGACGTTGAACTGATTGATCGCCTTGAAGACAAAATGGGCTTAATCACATTGGCAATGACCATGGCATATCGTGGTGGTGTTAACTACTCTGATACTCTTGGTACTACAGCTATATGGGATGCTATCTTATATCGTGATCTAAGTGATCGTGGCATAGTAGTTCCTCCTAATGGTGACAAGTTTAAAGCAGATTATCCGGGTGGCTATGTTAAAGCTCCTCAGGTTGGAATGCATGAATGGGTAACATCATTCGATTTAAACTCACTATATCCTAACATCATTGTTCAATGGAATATGTCACCAGAAACTATTGTTGAAGGTGATCGTGCTCATATGAATCCAGATGTAGGTCTGTCTGAGACTCATGTGAATGATACTGACTACGCACTTGCAGCCAACGGCGTATACTTTAAAAAGGAAAAGCAAGGTGTTCTTCCTAAGATCATCGTTGAATACTATTCTGAACGTAGCATAATCAAGAAAAAGATGTTGGCCTCTCAGCAAGAAAAAGAAAACACAGACAAAAGTAATAAGTCTGAAATCATTCGTATTGAACGTGACATATCTCGTTATGAAAACCAACAGATGGCAATCAAACTTCTTCTTAACTCTCTTTATGGCGCGTTAGGTAACAGGTGGTTCCGTTATTACGATCTTCGTATTGCTGAAGGTATTACTCTCACCGGTCAAACAGTTATCCGCTGGGCTGAAAAGTCAGTTAATCAATTCATGAATAAAGTATGCGAAACTGATGGTACTGATTATGTTATTGCTATTGATACAGATTCGGTATATGTACAGTTCGGTAACCTTGTTAAAAAGTACGTTAAGCCTGGTGAAGAAGTAGTAACGATTGACAAGATCTGTGAAGAACAGTTCATTCCTATGTTGGAAAAGTCTTACGCAAGACTATATGATATGTTCGGTTGCTATACTCCACGTATGGTTATGGCTCGTGAAGCTATTGCTGATCGTGGAATATGGACTGCCAAGAAACGATACATACTAAACGTGCACAATAACGAAGGTGTACAATACGCAGAACCAAAGCTCAAGATTATGGGTATCGAAGCTATTAAGTCTTCTACACCTTCTGCCTGTCGTGATGCGTTAAAGGCGTTGTTCAAGGTCATAGTCAAAGGCGATGAAGATCAAGTGCAAAAAGCTATTGCTCAGTTTAAAACATACTTCAGCACATTGTCTGCAGAACAAGTATCGTTTCCAAGAGGTGTAAGCGATATAAGTAAGTGGTCACGTAAGCGCGATGGTATATACGCAAAAGGTACGCCTATTCATGTACGTGGTGCGCTGTTATATAACCATCACATCAAGCTGCTAGGTTTGCAAAAGAAACATGAGCTGATTCAGAACGGTGAAAAAATCAAGTTCTGTTACCTTAAGATGCCAAACAGTATTCGTGAAAACGTAATATCATTCCCTACATATCTTGCTCCTGAATTGCACCTTGATAAGTATATTGATTACAATAAACAGTTCGAAAAAACGTTTCTTGATCCAGTCATACCTATTCTTGATGCGATTGGCTGGTCTCCAGAACCTAAAATTTCACTAGAGGATTTCTTTGGATGAAATCGGTTGAAATCGGTTGTGAAATCGGTTGAAATAAAAGATGTACATTATGCGTAATGCGTGTTATAATAGATCTATGATTACAATTAAACAAGGCGAGTATTATGACCAAAGACGAGGAATTGCTAGTAATCTTTATGGAAGAGTGTGCTGAAGCTACAATCGAAGCTTCAAAGATCATTCGATTTGGAAAGGGTGCCGAACTACTAGAATCAGAGATCGGTGATATAACCTGTATGATTCAACTAATGGAAGAAGCTCAGCTTATAAGGAAGGATAATGTACTTGCTTGTGCTGATGCTAAACGTGAAAAACTAAAGAAGTGGAGTAATCTAGATGACTTATAATTGGGTTAAAGATATAAGTGACATGCATGATAAGTTCGGTGTCAAAGCTTGGTTCGAAGAGAATAAAGGCGATCGAGAACTAATGCAAAAATATTTGGCGTTCCGTCTTGCAATGTGCCAAGAAGAGATGACTGAAACGTTTGATGCAATGAAAGATAAGGACGCAGAAGAAGTAGTTGATGGACTTATTGATCTATGTGTATTTGCTATCGGTACACTTGATGTATTCGGTGTAAATGCTGCTGATGCATGGAATAAAGTAAACGCAGCTAATATGGCAAAAGAGCCGGGTATCAAAGAAGGTCGGCCTAATCCTTTCGGTTTACCAGATCTATTAAAGCCTACTGATTGGGTAGCACCAACTCATTATGGCAATCATGGCGACGTTGGTGCTGGTTTGTAAGATGACATCCTTAACGCTTTTTAAAAGCATATACGATAACGAGACTGTAAAGTCTATGGAGTTCTCAGACTGGCAACAGTTTGAGGCTTTGTTGTATAAGTTATCTAAGGCTAAATTAAACAGTAAGAAAGACGCATCTCTTATATCTCCTGCAAGTTATATTGCAGGTACTACACGTGCTAACATCAATGTTACACAATGGAGTGGCTGGGCAGCATTAGATGTAGATGATCATAAATTTAAAGGAGACTTGCAAAGTGAGTTACGTAATCGTTTTGGTAATTTTTATTATGTGTGTTATAGCACCGCGTCTTCTACCGCTGATCATCCAAAGTTCAGACTTGTCTTCCCACTTAGAAACGCGGTTAAATCACCTGAAATTAAACAGTTCTGGTGGGCGCTCAACTCAGAGCTTGGAGCTATCGGAGATAAGCAGACTAAAGACTTATCGAGAATGTATTACATCCCTGCTTCGTATGCTAATGCTAATAACTTTATTTTCACTAATGTTGGTGATATTATTAATCCTACAGCATTTATAAGTAAGCATCCAATGCCACAGAAGCCAAAGACTATATTCGATGGCATGTCAGAAACGATGAGAAACTCTATTCTGCAGTATCGTGCTAATGGTCTTACTAACACAAACTACTCATGGTCTTCATATACTGATTGCCCATTTGTTAGTCGTAGAATGATTGCTGAATACAACGCAATCTCTCAGACTGGTTGGTATGCTAAGATGTATGCCTTCATGGTATCAGTTGCAGGAAATGCTATAAGTAAGAAGTATCCTATCAGTACTCCAGAAGTGGTTCACATGTGTAAGGAATTAGATAGAGATACTGGCGGCTGGTATAAAAGTCGTGCGTTTGATACTGAAGCTGAAAGAGCTATATCATACGTAATGGAAAACCAATTATGATTATTAAAATCGAGTTAGAAATTGACACTAACGACAACGAAGACATCTCTCTCATAGAAGAGTTGATAGAAAAATTAACAAGTATAGGAGACAAGAAATGAGTTCATCGTGGCATGGTGGTAAGGGAGATTCTTCTCGCACTAAGAATAATGTCAAGTATAGTAACAATTGGGATTCAATCTTTCGAACTAATCAAATTATAGAAGGTCTTGAACCCACAGTCAAGAAAAAGAAAACAGTCTTCGATAAGTCAAAGATGAAATACTCTGATGGCGATAACACATAACCTTAGATCAAAATGTTCTAAGAAAACAGTGTACAAACCTATCAAATAGTGATATAATAGTTCTAAGTTAATCAAAAAGGAAATAGATATGAAGTCGTTTCAGTCGTTTCAAGAAGCAGCAATTCCAAAAATCAAATGGAAAAAGGTTTCAGATGGATTTGGCCGTGCTCGTGGCGGTGGTTCAACTGAAAGGTTTAAGTGGCTATCTCCTGATGGACGCTTTGAAATCACTCGTGCAACAGACCCATCGTTATACGGTAAAGGTCGCAACGGCAACTCAAACAGACTTGTATGGAAAATATCTGATAAAACAGATGAATTACGGAAAGCATACACTCGTTCATTCGATTCTGCAGCTAACGCAAAACGTGCTGCAGAAATTATAGTAAGTAAAGAACAAGGGAAATAGCGTGGAAAACATATATGATGGACTTTTAGGTGGTGGCCAATGGGTCTCTAAAAGTAAAATTGATAGTCGCCTTTATGAGACAGATATTGTTGATGGTATTCTTTCAAATCCCGGAGAAACTCGTACTAGAGAGCAAATTGAACTATGTTGTTCTATTGGTTTAATCGGCGAACTTGCTGTTGCCTCTAAACTAGGAGGAATACTTAATCCTCAAGAGTTTGATCTTGCTGATCGTCACTCGTATGGATGGGATGTTCTAGATACTAGGCATGATCTTAAACTTGAAATAAAGAACCATGGAAAGAAGTGGTTTGATTACGCTAAGAAAGATCTGCAAGTGTTGTTCAGAAATATAGAATCTGGATGCATGGATTATATCGTAACAACTAAGGTAGTACAGCTTAAAGAAGAAGTTCCAGGTTTTCAAGTCTGGCCTCGGCTAGTAATCAATCCTAAAACCTTCCGTCGTTATCTTCACGATTCAAAAACAGATTCTACTAAACAATATTACAATCACTATCATGCCATGGCAGCAGGTGAATGTTTTGAATTTAATGAACATTTAGAGTGTAATACAGTGTACAAACCCGCCCAACCATGGTATAATAGTAATAACGATAAATTTGCTAAGGCTCAATAATATGAAATATGATGATAACAAACCGCAATATAATCTAATACCGATTGATGCAACACGTGAAGTTGCTGAAGTCTTAGGCTTCGGCGCTAACAAGTATGGTCCTAACAATTGGCGTGATGATGGTAATGTAACTGAATGGTCACGTACCTATGCTTCTATCCAACGGCATCTTAATGCATTTTGGAATGGTGAAAATCTAGATCCTGAATCTGGCTTAAGCCATCTTGCTCATGCAAATACTCAGCTTATGATTCTTATGACTCATATGTCTGATGGCCATCTTCATATGGATGATAGGTATAAAGCGCCTAATAAACAAAACGACAGTGTTTCTACTGAGCCACATAGTCCTAAAGTAGGATGGAATATCGCTGATATTAAAGACGTCAGAGACCTTACAGGCAATTCATTATGATACATCAATCATATCGTGTAAGTAGTATTCGTAGTGATTTTATTCACAATCTAGAGCATAAGATGTTTACTGTTGATAAAACAGGTGCTAAGATGATTGAAATGCTTGGTGCAACATTCCTTGCTGATGAAGCTAGCATCTTTGGTGTACCTTCTGAAGAATACATCAAAGCAGAGATAGACTGGTATCGTGGTCAGTCTACTAATATTAATGACATCTATGGTCCAGGTCGTGAACCACCGGCCGCATGGAAATACGCTGCAGATGCTCATGGTAACATCAATAGTAACTATGGTAAACTGATCTTCTCTAATGAATATCATAATCAGTATGCAAAAGCTGTAACAGAACTCATAAGAGATCCTGACACACGTCGCGCTGAAATGATCTATACTCGTCCTTCAATCTGGACAGAGTTTGATGAAAATGGTATGTCAGACTTTATTTGTACGAATGCTGTAACGTATTATATTCGTGATAGCAAGTTACATGCTGTAGTTCAAATGCGTTCTAATGATGTTGTCTTTGGATATAAGAATGATTATGCATGGCAGCAATATGTTATGAAGTCAATAATTAAAGATATTAAC